AGCGCTGGTTGTTGCGTCAACGTAGAAACGGCGTGAACATTCGCCATCAATTCGTCGTGAGGCTGCTTCGACTGCTCGTTCTAGAAGTGCGTCGTCAACGTTGTCGGTGATGCGTGCAGCGGCTTTCAATTCAGCCAGTGTGCAGTATCCGTTCGTGATAGCCATATCAGTTCACCACCATGATTGAAAGAGTGTGTGTGCCTGAACTTGTAATGGCGTGCAATGACGATGTGGGTGGCATAGAGAACTGGATAGTCGTCTGACCGTCTAGTTCATAACCATTTGCAGCGGTGACTGCACTGTCGCCGAGGTAGGTGTCGGTGCCTCCACCTGCATCAGAGTGCACTGTGATGAAACATCCATCGGCATCAGTTTGATGTAGTAGCACACGGGTCGTGCTTACTGACACCTGCGCGGTTGTGATTGGCACGATTTATGCCTTGCGAGTTTTGGCGGCTGGTTTGGCTGCGGTTTCTTTCACAGGGTTCACTGCGGCAGTTTCGACTGTTTCGTCGGCTTCGGCGAACCTGTTGGCAATCATGTCAGCGGCCACATGGTCGGCGACTTCAATGACACCACCAATGGCGGGCCATTCTTGACCATCAATGGTTCCTGATATTGCTGTGAGCATTCTGATTTTCATGCTGCGACCTTTGAGAGAAAATGTTCGGATATGGGGTGGTGGTTCACCGTCACCGCATCAGAGACACGGTGACGGTGACCATCATGGCAGGGCTATCAGGAGACGGCGCCACCGACGAAACACTTAACGGCACCAGTCTGATCGACCAGAACACCGTCAGTGCGGAGGCTCACACGGAACGTGCGCACCGAGTAGTCGAACGCAAAGTCGTCTGACACGGCAACTTCAATGCCGTTGACTTCACGAATGAAGTACGACGGCAAGTGACCGAATAGGACTGACTTAGCGGCGACCGCTGTGGAGGCCATTGAGTCGTTGATGTGAACGGGGAAACCGAGCAATGTGTCAGCAACACCATTGAGACCTGGTGCGAACAGGTACTGGTTGGTGGTGTCTTTCAATTTGCGTGCGGCGGCCATTGAGGATGAGTTCATCATCCATGCCACGCCTGGTTGCGCCTTGTAGGTGCTTGACACCGAGTAGTTCAGGTCAATGAGGTTGTCGGCGGTGAACACACCCGAAACGGCTGCGGCACCAGTGACGCCTGTGGTGGCGTTGGTGACGATACCGAAAGGCTTGCTCGATCCGTCGCCCGTGGTCATATGTCCACGAGTTGCGACACCGATGGCCAAACCTGCCTGGCGTGCCAGGAATCCTGCCACGTCAACGGTGGCATCTTGTGCGAGTTCGTTTGACATTTGAACGAGCACGACATACTTGTATGCGCCGAGGGTAGCGGTGCCGAGAGTCGGGTCCGATGCGCTCGCTTGTGCAGCCTCGCCAACGATGCTGGCGGTGCTGAATGCGGTTGACTTCGGAATCGCTAACGACTCACCAGATGCGGTGGTCAAAACGGTTGCATACTGGCGAACAACGTTGGCCTGCACGAGATGCTCAACGATGCGGTCGTACACTGACGACGGAACCATTGTGGCGCTTGACTTAGTGATGGCACGCTTTTCAAACTTTGCAGTGCGCTGTTCACCAGCCAACAAACGGCGAACCGTTGCGTCATCCTGGTCAACTTCAGCGGCAGCGCCACCGAGGTTTGCGGGAACGCCGAGGCGTGCGCGTGATTCTTGAATGTCACGGTCACGGGTTTCGGCGTCGAGGATTGCCTTGATTCGGGCATCTTTGATGTCGAGGTCGGCGTTGATGCGTTCAAACGTTTGGTTTTCCTCAGCGGACAGGTCGCGCTTTTCAGCGGTTGCCACATCGAGAAGTGCTTTGGCCTGTTCCCACGCCTTAGCCCGCTCGTCAGATAAATTTGCGATGTATTCGCTCATGGTTTTTGTTCCATTTCTGTTTGGGGGGGGTTGATGTTTTGGGGGTTCAGGTGGTGACATTCGAGGTGGTGCCAGTCATGCTGGTCCGATCTGATGTTCCGATCTGATGTGTTCACGCTTTTTTGGCGTAAAGGTCATTCATTCGACGAGCCACCGCAACGGGCACAGTGCTCGCAGGTGTTTCGTCGATATGTGTTTCGGTTTCTGTGTTGCGAACTGTTGCACCAGATGTTTCAGGGTATGCGGGGAAACCAGTCACAACAGAAACCTCGTGCAATATAACCTCAGTCAGCATTCGTTGTGCACCATTCTCTGTGTACATGTCGCCACCACGGGGAACACTGAAACCAAACGACATACCGTGAACATCACCACGTTGCATCAACGCTGACAGGTCACGAGCATATGTGGTGTCTGGTAGTTCACCCTCGACAAGCAGGCCACGGCTGTCCTCAGTGACAGTGATGGTGCCAGATCGGGTTGAACCGAGCACGAGATCGGTGTTGTGGTTGACGAACATGCGAACTTCACGACCTGATTTGAGTGATCGTTTGAATGCGCCAGGTCGGATCGTTTCAATGAACGGCAATGGTTCCGATGGGGAGTTGAACACCGCCGCATATCCACGAAACCGCATCGGCTGCCCTTCCATGTCGGAACGCACCTCAATGTTTCCGAATGAAACAGTACGGAATTCAACGTCTCGACCTTGTACCTTGCGGTGCTGGATTTCTAGCGCGTCATATCGCACGGCAGGTTCATATGTTTCGTTCATTTCCATTTCAGTTTCAACGGTATCACTGACTATGAGTCGGTCGGGAATAATCCACCTTTTGCAGATACCTTCGGGCGCAATGTCACCCTCAACGATTTCGCAGGCGCGCGCCCCGTTGTAGAACGCACACGAACTGCACACCAAACCTTCAGCGACGAACGGCGACTCTGCCATATAGTGCGCACCATTGGCACTCGAATCCTGTGTGTAGTAACCGAACAGGTCCACCACTTTTTCGTCGTTCTCGTACTGCATAACCTGGCGTGGTGTGAAACCGAGGTCGCCTAGTTCACCATCACGGGTTTCTAATTCGTTGAGGTCCATGTTGTTTGTTTCCTTTTTTTCTGAGTATTTCGGGTGGTCCCGATTCAGTAGGTCGTTGTCGCCAACATATTTGGCGTTCTCTGGCCCGCCTGTGCGTGCCAAATATAGGAATGCGTTCACACGCCCCATCGCCCACTGGCCACGAGTCATGCCAGGTCGGTGCGAGGTAGAAAACGCACCAGCGCCTCGACGGTAAACCGAACGCAACGCCCCGACCGTCACACGAGTCCAGTCAGGTTTCCCATCAGTTTTCATCATGTCGTTATGTTCCGACGCCTTATTCACCAACGATTTTTCAACGCTGGCCGATAATTCAATGTCACCAGATTTCCCTGATGCACTACCTGACGGGTTCGCCTTAGAACCTTCAATCTGATCGGACTTTGGTGCAAGTGTTGAGGCGTCATCCATTGCGCGTGTCTTATTGTCAACAATGATCGCCAACGCCCATGCGCGCCCTGCATCGCCGCCCCACAACGCCCATGCGATACGGCCCGCAGACGGGAAACCTTCCTCGCCTGCACGGAAACCTTCGGCATCCTTATCAACCAGATGTCGTGCAAAATACGATGACATCCGTTTCACAGTGTCGAACGACAGATCGCCATTGATGATGTCCCTGGCACGAGCAACACCGACCGCCGTGCCACCACGCCCAAACTCCTGACGCCATTCCAAACCTTGTCGTGCCTCACTGCGCATCGCTGCTGTCGGCGTATAAGAATCAGCACGAATGTCACGCGACTGTTCACTGTATTCAGGTTCAGCGATATTCAACGCTGCCAACTGACGCAGCGCCGCTGACCTCGTTTTGTGGCATCCAACAACGTCACCACCATCCTTGACCACGGCATATCCATCGCAGTCAGCATTGTTGTTCTCAATATGCCACGGCATTACAACGGCGGCTCCGCATCAACGCCCATCGGCGGCGGGTCGATACCAGGTCCAGCCATCGGTGCACCAGGCAACGCCATCACGAAATCGTCGCCGCCTTCATACGGTTCGAACCCTTCAGTGACACGGCATTCGTTCGGTGTTCGAATACCCGTGGCAACCGCCAACTGATACGCCTTCAAACGGCTGAGAGTGTCCGCACGCAGGAACGCATCAACATCAAAACGCACAAAATCTGGTGGCGCTAACAAACTAGAAAACGCATCCTCAAGGCGACGCAGCCACGGCATCAACGTATATGTCACGAAATGCTGGCCAGCCATCTCAGCATTGGCATATGTTTGGGAGTCGCCCTTAGCGCCAATCAAATACGACGGCACACGGAAAATGCGTGCGATCTGCAACACCTGCTGCTCACGAGACGCGTTCAACTCCATGTCGGCAGCACTAGCGGTGACTGGCCGCCACTTCATGCCACCAGTGAGAACGGCAGGTCGGCGGCGACGGTTGTGCTGGTCAAACCAGGTCTCACGCAAAACCTTCGCCTGCTGCGCTGTCATCTCGTTATCGGTTTCAATAACACTCGACGGCGTACCACCGTCAGCATAGAACTGTGCCATATGGCGTTCCATCGCCAACGCCAAACCGATAGTCGTTTTCTGTTCCTCAATAGGAGACAAACCGACCACCGCCTGCGGTGGTGCCCACCAGCGAATATGCAACATATTGTCAGCAGGAACAGGTTCACCAGCGACGGTGTAGTTGCGTGTCTGCATGTTCAACGACACCACGTTCACATTCGTGGGCGCCAACGGTGTCAACGCAATCGGAGTGCCGTTCGGACTGCGGTCCACATAAATGTACGAATTCCCATGCAACGCCAAACTCGTGATCGTCTGATGGATCAACTCATACGACGTCACAGTTGACGACGGATCAAGGAACAACGCTGGCACATCCATCGGCACATTACGATCACCGACCCGACGAGTAGAACGCAAAGGCAACGACGCAACACTGTCAGCAATCAGACCAACACACGCCATCACCGCCGAGACCTGCAACGCAGTCGACTCATTGACAGGTTCACCTGACCAGTTCGTTACTGAACCGAAACCAGTGTTTTGCAATGGGTAGAACTCGCGCCGTTCACGCCTCGAAATAATGCTCATCTAGAAACCAGCCATCCTGTCAAAATCAGACCAACACCAGCAACAACGATGCCAGCAGGAATAAACACCAAACCGATACCTACACAAACCAAAACGCCACCACAAATCTCCATCGCAGTTGTTAACATCTCACGCATATTCTGTACTCCACGGGTCAACAATACGAGGCAACGGTGCCACATTCTGACGGCGAGTTGCCGACCATGTGGCCAACGTTACTGCCATAAGAGGTGTGATGTCGGAACCATCACGACGCGCCCAACGCCACGAATCACCGACAGTTTGCCTAGTCGCTGCCAATGTTGACACATCCAACCCCGCATGGCGGCGAATACTCAAACGACCATCAGCGAGATCATCAAAAAATGATGCGCAGGCATGTTGAACCTCAGTCGGCGGCAACTCAACAACACGAACACCAGCACGTTTCAAATCAGGGACCAGAGAACCAGCAGGCCCACGAGCATCAACAACAACCGAACAACCAGGCCACCTCGACAACACATCAGCGACACGATCAACAACCCACCCCACACTAGGGCGATGCTCAATCACCTCAGCGGTCGTCGGCGCCCCATCACCACACACCGCCAGGCACGCCGCCGACCTCTCAGGGTTCACGTCAAGTGCAAAAAACATGGAACCCGTAGGCGCAACGTCAACACGGTTGGCAATATCCCACACCGCCGCAGGTATCACCCGTTCACTCGCAACAGTCCACTGGTTACAGAACCCACGCCGAAACTCACCATCCGACATTGACGCCTTAGCATGACGCACCGTCTCCTCACCGATGGTGAAACCGAGGGCGGGCATGTTGGCCCACCACACCTCAGGATCAGAAATATCATCATCAGGCCCCACGGCCCACTCAAAAAATGCGACACCACCACCCGTGTCAGCCATCACCGCACTACGCCCCGCATCAATTTTGCGACGCAAAAAAACCGATGCATCAGTGCCCGCCGTTGACACATTCCAAACCTGCGCATCACGACGAGTTGCCATCGCAGGAGAAATTGCCGACTCACGACGAAAATCCGAATCGGCGAAACTCTCATCAATAATCGCCAGGTCCAAAGTACGACCGTGGCCCGCCGACTCCGACGAACCGATCACATCGATACGAGAACCCGTCGCAAAAATGACGCCCTCATAGCCGACGCCTCGCAACACCTTGTCAATCAACCTGCCGACCACAGGCGACCGCTGCCAACCAGCGGCCACATCCTCGATCAATTTCTTTCGGGCCGCACTGCCATCCTGCGCCGAATATGCGATGCGTTGCGGTTGCGGCTGCCACAACGTCGCCCTATGCGCCATCACACCAGCAGTCAGCGACGATTTTCCGTTCTGACGCATCAGCGTGCAGATCACCTCACGGTATGCGGGCAACCCCGTCTCAGGGTTTACCTCCAACCCGACGTCGAGCACCATCTGCTGCCACGGCATCGGCGGCGTTCCGCACTGCGCCATCAGCCTTCCCACTTCGGGGCCGAGCGTTGCGCGGTTTGGGCGGCGGGGTGTCGCGTACTTCGGGGCCGCCTCTGAGCGCCTCGATAAGTTTTTCAATTTCGTTGCCTTGCTCATTTGTTCCTCCAACATTGCGCAACTCCACCAGGGAACTGCGATACTCACGCCATAGCGATGCGTTATCTGGTGCCATGTCAACCGCTAACGCCAACGCCACAACCGTCTCAACCAACGCCTCATCAACAGGTTCAACACGGCCCAATGCACGCAGTGCACCGATCATCACTTGTGCTGCGCTGCTGTTGCTCATGTCTTGCCTTTCAGTCAACCTGAACCGTTCTGGTTCGTATCTAAATGAACTCCACAGTCCCTC